GGTTGAATTCTCTTGACTATTAGTGCGTTTAGAGTGATTAATGGTGTAGTGAACGACAATAATTTTTGGAGGGATTTCTATGAACTTTATGACAGTAAGAGAACTGGAATCGGCACTGGCGGCATTCAAAAAAGATGGGTTGATTGATGGCAACACGCTCGTCGCACTGGCAAGAGACGAAGAGGGTAATGGGTATAGCCTGATGCCAAGTAAAAACTCACTGATGGTTGGGTACATGATTAAGCAACTAGGGGAGCAAGATTGCTTTTCGGAGCTGCGATTGAGTCACCTTGATAAGACACTACTCTTTTGGCCAAGTTAATGGAGGATTCGCTAATGACTAAAACGGCATTTGTACGAAAGGCAGTTAACCTTGAAGAACTAAAGGAAAAAATGAATACGCTTGAAGCCGCTCACGATTTTGTAATTGATAAAGTGATAGAACTTCCGGAATCGGAGTACGAGCATTTTTCAAACAATCTGCTTGATGATTTCGATTTCATCAAGGAAAACAAGGCTTTGATGTATTACGACCAGAACAAAGTTTGGCACTGCATTTTGGTTAAGACAATTGGCGCCAAAGACGGTATCTGTCTGGAATCAGAAGGCTATGACTACGCAAGATATGCATTTTACTTTATGGAAGAGGGTTTTGTAACAGATAAGATAATGGACCAAATACTCGAAATTCGCGATGAAGGCAATTTCAATATGATCGATGCCTTTGGGGTTCAGAGGGAAGCTCATAACAAAAACCATCACGAGCTGGTGCTTTTCATTGAAAATCACCGTAAGGACTACGTTGGATTTATTTTGACTGGTCAAAGATAGAAAATAGTATATAGAAATATTCGAAAGAGTCTAAATCTTAGGCTCTTTTTTGTTATTCATTTTTCAAAGGGGCGTGGCATTAATTGATGCACAATACAAGTTAAAGAATTTTAAACCAACTAAATTTATGTTGCCAACTTCACATTATGATAAGACGAAAGCTGACCATGCGGTCAAGTTCATAGAAGCGCTCAAACACACCAAAGGCGTGTGGGCGGGACAGAACTTTGAATTGATTGCCTGGCAGGAAGAATTGATCAGAAATATATTTGGTGTAGTTAAGGCAGATGGGTTTAGACAGTTTCAAACGGCGTTCGTGGAGACATCGAAGAAGAGTGGGAAAAGTGAACTCGCCGCAGCAATAGCACTGTATACTCTTTGTGCTGATTTAGAGGTCGGAGCCGAAGTTTACTCCTGTGCTTCTGACAGAAAGCAAGCGGGAATCGTATTTGAAGTTGCTAAGGATATGCTCAGTCAAAGCGACGCTCTTAAGAAAAGAGTCAAAATCATCGACTCCCAGAAAAGAATTGTGTTCTTACCGACCAAATCAATATACCAGGTTTTATCGTCTGAGGTTGCATCGAAATTTGGTTACAACGTTCATGCGTGTATCTTTGATGAGCTGTTGGCCCAACCAAATCGGAAGCTGTATGACGTCATGACAAAGGGCGCAGGGATTGCAAGGTCGCAACCGCTTAATTTTGTAATAACAACTGCTGGAAGCGACAGAAATAGTATTTGCTATGAAGTGCACCAGAAGGCAGTAGATATATTGGAAGGTCGAAAGGTTGATCCAACCTTTTATCCTGCTATTTATTGTACTCCCGATGATGCAGATTGGACGGATCCGGCTGTATGGTATCGAAGCAATCCATCACTTGGTGTAACATTTACCGAGGAAGATTTACAAATTGCCTGTGATAGTGCAAAGCAGAACCCTGCGGAGGAGATGTTCTTTCGTCAGTTCTTCCTCTGCCAATGGACACCGTCAAACAAGCGCTGGCTGCCGATGGACAAGTGGGATGCCTGCAGTTTTGCAGTTGACCCTGAACAGTTAATTGGCAGAAGTTGTTTCGGTGGACTCGACCTTTCCAGCTCAACTGACATCACCGCATTTGTACTTGTGTTTCCACCGCTCGATGAAGATGACAAATATGTAATCCTGCCATACTTTTGGATCCCAGAAGAAAACCTTGAACTGAGAGTCAGGCGTGACCATGTGCCATACGACGTTTGGGAGAAACAAGGGTTCATCAAAACAACAGAAGGGAACGTCGTGCATTATGCTTACATCGAAACATTCATTGAGGAGCTTGGCAAGCAATATAACATCAGGGAAATTGCATTTGACAGATGGGGCGCTGTACAGATGTCACAAAACCTTGCAGGTCTTGGATTTACAGTGGTGCCGTTTGGACAGGGCTTTAAGGATATGTCGCCACCTACCAAAGAACTCATGAAACTTACACTTGAGGGCAAACTCGCACACGGCGGGAACCCCGCGCTTCGGTGGATGATGGACAATATCTTAATAAAACAAGATGAAGCGGGCAATCAGAAACCAGATAAGGCAAAGAGTACGGAGCGAATTGATGGAGCCGTTGCAACCATAATGGCTCTTGATAGATCGCTACGTGCTCAATTTGACACGGGTTCGGTGTATAATGAAAGAGGTATTATAGTTTTGTAAAATATATAATTATCTTATGGTATAATACATTTACGTTTTGGAGGATTGATTTGTACTAAAAACGATCGCACAATATATCGAAAAACAAGAAGATGTATTAATATTTTCTTAAAATGGAGGATTAAAAGCCAATGGAGTATAGTGAAGAAAATCAATTTGATAAAAAACTTTGGAAAACAGTTGTGGGTAGGGATGGTATATTTAAAATTTCGGGGAGGCGATTTGCCGGTGAGCGATTTACCATTCCTGATATTATTGGTAAAAAGAAAGTTTTTGGAATTAATAAGAATGCTTTTAGGAAGTGTACTGATATAAAAGAGGTTAATATTTCTGATGGAATTGAAACTATAGGTAATGCAGCCTTTTATGGTTGTGAAAATTTATCTAGTATTCATTTACCTGAAACTATTTCTGATATTGGTGAGTATGCATTTGGATCGTGTTATAAACTTCAAAAAATAAAACTACCTGAAAATTTGAAAAGAATTAGAACATATACTTTTTGTGGATGTGGAGTCAAACATTTAATTATTCCTGAAGGTGTCGAAACAATTGAAACATACGCGGTGTTCAGTTGCGGCAATTTAAGAACCGTACATTTTCCAAACACTTTAAAATTCATTGGTAGAACAGCTTTCTGTTATTGTGAAAAACTTGAGGAACTAATAATTCCAGGTTCTGTATTAGTTTTAGAAATGTCATCTTTTGCAAGATGTAAAAGTCTACGAACAGTTACTTTTGAGGAAGGGGTTCAACGTATTCATTCTCAATCATTTGAAGAATGCGAGTCCTTATCAAAAGCTTATATCCCTCCAAGTGTTAAATATATTGGAACTAATACTTTTACAGGGTGTCCCGTACTTACTATTTACTGTAAAAAGGGGACGTTTGCTGAAAGATTTGCAAAAAAGAAAAATATTTCGTATGAATATTATTAAAATATTTTGTTTTTAAATAATGCATTTGTAGAAAAGTCTGAATGTATTATCCGAAATCTTAATACCACATAGATTAGGAGGGCCTAAAAACCTGCTGGCCTGAAGCCATTACTTTTTTATACAAATGCAGGGAATGTTAGGTTCAAAAAGTCTAAATGGCGGCCCCTGTTGATTGAAAATCTCAGCATCTGCACACATTGCAGGTGCTTTTTTGTTACCCATTTTTACGGAAAGGAGACCAATCTATGAATATACCAATTATCAACCGACTCTTCAAACCTAGAGCCGGTCCATTAAACAGCAAGTGGATTAATCCGTACAGCTTTTTCTTTGGCGGGACGACTAGCGGAAAGGTTGTCAACGAGCGAACCGCTATGCAAAATACTGCAGTGTACGCGTGCGTGAGGATCCTCGCAGAAACCATTGCCGGACTGCCACTTCAGGTGTATCAGTACAACGACAACGGCAAGGAAAAAGCAACTGACCATCCACTATACTTTCTACTCCATGACGAACCAAACCCAGAGATGACTTCATTCGTGTTTCGAGAAACACTGATGGGTCATCTTTTGTTATGGGGTAATGCGTATGCCCAGATTATGAGGGACAACAATGGCAATGTCGTGGAGTTGTATCCGCTGCTTCCTGACAAAATGAGCGTCGATAGAACGGATGCTGGAGAAATTTATTACATCTATGACAAGGACGGCGAGTTGATTCCATTATCTCAGCATGACGTGTTACACATCCCGGGGCTAGGCTTTGACGGACTGGTCGGGTACTCACCGATTGCTATGGCAAAAAATGCAGTAGGTATGGCAATAGCTGTGGATGAATTTGGTTCCAAGTTTTTCGCAAACGGGGCCAATCCGTCTGGAGTATTAGAACATCCGGGCGTACTTAAGGATCCAAAACGTGTGAGGGACAGTTGGAACGCAGTGTATCAGGGAAGCAATAACGCAAACAAAGTGGCAGTACTGGAAGAGGGCATGTCCTTTAAGACAATCAGCATTCCACCCGAGCAGGCTCAGTTCTTGGAGACAAGGAAATTTCAGATTAATGAAATTGCTAGAATCTTTCGCATTCCACCTCATATGGTCGGTGATTTAGAAAAGTCTAGCTTTTCAAACATAGAGCAACAGTCACTTGAGTTTGTAATGTACACCCTGGACCCATGGGTAATTCGCTTGGAGCAGGCATTTAAAAAGGCTTTGTTTTCAGTTGAGGACAAAAAGAAGTACTTTATTAAGTTTAATGTGTCGGGCCTACTTCGGGGTGATTTTGCTTCAAGAATGCAAGGCTATTCCATAGGAATTCAAAACGGTTTCATGAGTCCTAACGATGCAAGAGACTTGGAGGATATGAACAAGATTGAACACGGGGATATCTATTGTATAAATGGCAACATGTTAAAACTTGAAGACGTGGGCGCGTACATAAAATCAAATAATTCGGGAGGAGGAAAGCAAAATGAATAAGAAGTTTTGGGTATGGGACAAGCTCGATGAAAACACTCTGAGACTTGACGGTGTCATTGCAGAATCAAGCTGGTTTGGTGATGAAGTGACACCGTCTATGTTTAAGAGTGAATTGACCCAACGAAACGGCGATATTACCGTCTGGTTAAACAGTCCAGGAGGCGACGTTTTTGCAGCAGTGCAAATCTACAACATGCTTTTGGAGCATGAGGGGAAAGTAACAGTGAAGATTGATAGCCTTGCGGCAAGTGCAGCGTCGGTGATTGCCATGGCAGGTGATGAAGTGCTTATGAGTCCGTCATCATTGCTTATGGTACACGACCCCATGAGCATTGTCTTTGGTAATGAAGCGGATATGGCTTCATGCATTGACATGTTAAAGGAAGTCAAGGAAGCCATCATCAACGCATATGAGCTAAAGACCAAGGCACAACGAGCCAAACTGTCACAGTTCATGGCAAGTGAGACCTGGTTCAATGCAAAAAAAGCGGTCGAGTGGGGCTTTGCAGACGGCATTTTGAAACGGGAAACGCCGGAAGCAAATCAGCAGGAGGACCCGTTAGCAGGTTTCATGTTTGGTAGCAGAACACTTGCGAAGAGTGTGGTTAACAAACTAAAGGGAACACTTCCGAAGGTGGTTCTAGTAGAGGAGGAAGTTGTGGAAGTAGTTGAGCAAGAACCAATGATAAATCCAACCAACGATCCACCCGAGGAAGAAGAAATTGTAGTAGAACAAAACGAGCCAGCCGGTACACCGGCAGATTACTTGCTAAAGAGATTATCTCTCTTGGGCAAGTAAATTTATTTTTAGGAGGAATTTAGCATGAACAAGGTTTTAGAGTTAAGGGAAAAACGTGCAGCAGTCTGGAACAGAGCTAAGGAGTTTTTGGACTCCAAAAGAGGCGAAAACGGTCTGATTTCTGCAGAGGACACACAGGAGTACGAAAGAATGGAGCAGGAGGTTGTCGATCTTGGCACAGAAATTGAGAGGCTTGAGAGACAGACGGCGATGGATCTGGAGTTTTCCAAGGTAGTCGGCACCGCAATCAAGAACGCACCAAACTCGGCTGTGAAAGAGAAAATCGGCAGAGCTGCCGACGAGTACAGATCAGCTTTTTGGAAAGCGATGCGCAACAAGAACAGTTTTGAGGTGTTAAACGCACTACAAATCGGGACCGATTCAGAGGGTGGGTACCTGGTACCGGACGAATTTGAAATGACACTGATTGCAGCACTTGATGATGAGAACATCATCCGCCAACTTGCAACAGTGATTTCAACTTCAAACGGTGACAGAAAGATTCCAGTCGTAGCATCCCACGGTAGTGCGTCATGGGTTGATGAGGAAGGAGCTGCAGTTGAGAGCGACGAGGCATTTGGAGTAGTTAACCTTGGAGCGCACAAGCTCTCGACTATGATTAAGGTTTCCGAGGAACTCCTTAACGATAACGTATTCAATTTGGAACGCTATATCGCCAAAGAGTTCGCAAGGCGCATCGGACGCTCTGAAGAAGACGCGTTTGTGAAGGGTAACGGAACAGGCAAGCCGACAGGTATTTTTGTTTCGGGCGAGGTTGGAGTCACTACAGCAAGTGCTACGGCAATCACGATTGATGAGATCATCGACCTGTACCACAGTTTGCGTGAACCATACCGCAAGAACGCTACGTTTATTACAAACGACGCAACCATTAAGGCAATCAGAAAGCTCAAGGATGGCTCCGGGCAGTACTTGTGGCAACCGTCTATCACAGCGGGACAGCCGGACACGTTGCTGAATCGACCAGTGAAAACATCCAGTTTTGTGGCAAGTATCGCGGCATCTGCCAAGACAGTTGCTTTTGGTGACTTTTCATACTACTGGATTGCAGACAGACTTGGCAGGACGTTTCAAAGACTCAATGAGCTCTATGCTGTTAATGGTCAAATCGGGTTTAAAGCGACACAGCGGGTTGACGGAAAACTCACACTTCCTGAAGCAGTGAAGATTCTGCAGATGAAAGCATAAGCGGGGGTAGTTCACATGGCTAATGTAAAAAACTATACCGAGCAAGGCGGGGAGAGAACAGTAATTGGCGGCACCTTAGAAATATTAGAGGGTGCCGTTGTTATTGGACTTCCTGAAGCAACAGTTACACCAGCTGCTAATCAGGCTGACAGTACGGCTACGACTGTGTCAGCAGTGAAAGACGACTTAAACGCTCTGCTTGCAAAGTTAATCGCAGCAGGGTTTATGGCAGCGGGGGAATAAAAACTTTTATTTGAGAGAGGCGGCGACAAATTATGCTTACATTATTTGAAAAGGTAAAAGCCAACTTAATACTGGAGCACTGTAGCGATGACGAGTTACTAAAGAGCTACATTGTCGCCGCCACCTCTTATGCGGAGAGTTATCAGAAAAAGGCAGAAGGGTATTATTCACTTAATCCCATGCCACCAACCACAGAGCAGGCGGTCATGATGTTATCCGCACACTTTTATGAAAGTCGTGACGGGAGTACTGGCGGCTTTTATGGTGACAATATCCAAGCGTCGCAGCAGATCTGGAATACGGTCAATATGCTCTTGAGACTAGACAAGGATGTGATCCTATGAGTTTTGGCAAAATGAACACTTTCATCAGTATCATCACAAACCAGCCGACCAAGGACGCAGATGGGTTTGTGACTGAGGGTGAGCACGTACTGGTAAGTGTGCGTGGTTATAAGGAAGAACGTCATGGGACTGAAAGATGGGCAAATCGTGCATTGTTTTCATCTGCCACGACACTTTTTCGGTTTCGCAAGATTCCAAACATTACGGTTACTACTGAAATGATTATTTTGTGTGCCGGACAGAGGTACAACATCGTATCGGCAGAAGATATCAAAAACAGAGGGATGTATGTTGAGGTGTTATGTGAAGAGGTGAAACCAAGTGGCTAAAGGAATATTTCGACTTCCAGAAGAATTCTTACTAAAAATCTCTAGGCTTGCCGAGAAAACGGATGTGATTGTTCCAAAGGTACTAAAGACAGGAGCGAAGGTGGTTGAGAAGAAACTCAAATCAAACCTGGTTTCAGCAGTGGGCAAGAACACGAAACAAAAGTCAGAATCAACGGGCCAGTTAGCAGATGCGCTGGGTATTTCACCGGCAATGCAGGACAAAAACGGGAACTACAACATCAAGGTAGGATTTAGTGAAAACAGGAGTGACGGCAAAAGCAATGCTATGCTCGCAAATGTACTGGAGTACGGCAAAAGCGGCCAGCCACCAAGGCCATTTTTAAAGCCGGCAAAGTCAGCAAGCAGGAATGATTGTATTGAGGCGATGAAAGCAAGCTTGGATAAGGAGTTTGAGGAAGTATGAGCATTTTATCTGAAATTATTACTGCACTTGAGGAGAGTGATATCCCGATTGAAACGGGAGTGTTTAGCGGGACACCACCAAGTGAGTATCTTGTGATCACGCCGATGGTGGATTCATACCTGGTTTTTGCAGATAACCTGCCACAAGCGGAAAGCAGTGAAGCAAGGCTCTCGCTCTTTAGCAAGAGCAATTACCTGGCAAGAAAAAATGAAATATCAGATTTGCTGATTGAAGCAGGGTTTACGATCACAGACAGGCGCTACATTGGGCATGAGGATGATACCAAGTTTCATCACTATGTCATTGATGTGGCGCATGAGTTTAACATTTAGGGAGGAATATTTATTATGGCAACAATCGGATTAGATAGACTATATTATTCAAAAATCACAGAAGCAACGGGCGGCATTGAAACTTATGCAACGCCAGTATCACTTGCAAAGGCAATGAAAGTTGACTTATCAGTGGAACTGGCCGAAGCAGTTTTGTATGCTGATGATGGCGCCGCTGAGGTGGTCAAGGAATTTAAGAGCGGAAAGCTCTCGCTTGGTGTGGATGACATCGGAACTACTGCGGCACAGGACTTAACTGGCGCAACACTGGATGCCAACGGTGTGCTCATTTCCACAAGCGATGATGGTGGAACACCAGTAGCAATCGGGTTTAGGGCGAAGAAAGCAAACGGCAAGTACCGCTACTTCTGGTTGTATCGGGTGAAGTTCGGACTTCCAGCTACTAACCTTGAAACCAAAGGTGATAGCATCAAGTTTTCCACTCCGACCATTGAGGGTACCGTCATGCGAAGAAACAAAGTTGACGACGCAGGTAACCACCCGTGGAAGGCGGAGGTCAGCGAAGATGGGGCATCTGTTCAGGAAGCAACTATCACCGGCTGGTTTACAAGCGTGTACGAGCCTGACTATGCAAGTGCTTAAGAAGGAGGGTTTATTTCATGGAAACTGACAGAGGCGTAACAGTCAAAATTGGCACTCAGGAGTATGATCTGATTCTTACCACAAAAGCAACGAAGGAAATCGCCAAGCGTTATGGTGGCTTGGAGAACTTAGGCGAGAAAATTATGAAATCAGAAAACTTTGAACTCGCCCTGGATGAGGTTGTGTGGTTAATCACACTTATGGCCAATCAGAGCGTGTTGATTCATAACCTGCAAAATCCAAGTGACAAACGGGAACTGCTCACCGAAGAAGCAGTGGAGCTTTTTACTTCGCCACTTGAATTATCTGCGCACAAGGATGCGATTATGGAAGCGATGCTAAAGGGAACTAAGCGAAACATCGAGTCTGAGGAGTCAGAAACAAAAAACGTGCCAGTCGAGTAGGTGACGAAGAGTTGTTTACTCGACTGATTTATTATGGCGTGACACAACTACGGCGCGTAGAAAAGGAAGTCTGGCTTATGCCGCTTGGCGAACTACTCGACCAGTGGGAGATTCACAAGCAGTTCATTGGTGAAGCGAAGCCGAGGATAGAGGTTTTTATTGATGATGTGATTCCTGGTGGTATTTAATTATTATTCAATGGGGCGCTTGAATGTAAAAAGTAGTTCGCCAGTAACGCCTGCATAGTAGTCTCCTATCATAGTTGCCAAGGGTGAAACACTTACAAGTTCCCACCCTTTTAATCCAGCTTCATTAATTATTTCAATGGCAGTTTTCCCCTCATTATTTTTATTAACCTTTAAAGCATAACCTCCATAGTAGGTTGATTTACCGATAAAACCAGAATCTTTATAAGCCATACTGGGCCAATAAAAATAATATTCCCATTTTTGCTTAACTCATTCCTCCTTGAAATAATCATAATTCATTGGTATCATTATAAATGGTTTTTAAGCATTAATAAAGAATGAATTTAAACGACTTCATATGATATAACAAATAATTATATTGAATATTCGGGGGTGTAATAATTGGAAATTAAAAAGAAGGAAAAAGTCGAAAAGAATATAGAACTTTGGAAATATCTTGATTCAAAAATCAATGAAAAGGAGAGTCAGTATGTGAATATATACGGGTTTTTCTTTACAGTAATAAGCGCTTCGACAGTATTTGCAATTATAAACAATGTGCTTCTTCTAATTTATGCAATTCCCGTTGGAGTAATTTTTCTAATGAATTATCTTTCGGCACAACATCGCGAAGTAGCCCTTTTAAGAGGTTACTTACAGTATTTAGAAGATGAAATAAATTCATGTTTTGATAATAAAATGTATATTTGGAATACTGGCTACATTATGAAATATGTAAAAAATAATTTACCCAATTGGTATATATTTATTTTTAATGGTGTTTTGTTTGCCGGATATATGTTATATTTGTTTTCCTTAACTATTAGTAATTTTGATTATTATATTATATTTAAAATCGTATACTTAATTGCTGTTTCATTGGCTTTTATATTAACTGGCGTTGAATTTGCTAAAAATGACGATAAAATAGATATGTCGCGAAAATATATTGTAAACGAAAATAATTAGCAATATCTCAAATTAGCAGTTTTATTTTTTTAGAACAATCCAAACGGGTTGTTCTTTTTTGTTACCCGAAAAAAACGAAAGGAGTGAATGCAAATGTCCGATTTTGGTCTAAAGATAGGAATTGACGGCGAGAAGGAATTTAAAAACGCATTGCGTGACATCAATCAGAGTTTCAAGGTTCTTGGCAGTGAGATGAACCTCGTAGCCTCTGAATTTGATAAGAACGACCGTAGTATGCAGGCCTTAACTGCTCGCAACAAGGTCCTGAACAAAGAAATCGACATGCAAAAGGAAAAGGTCGAAACATTAGAAAAGGCATTAAACAACGCATCCACTTCCTTTGGTGAAAACGATAAGCGTACCCAGGCTTGGCAGATGCAACTCAACAACGCCAAAGCCGCTCTTAATGGCATGGAAAAGGAACTCAAGCAAAACGACAGTGCGCTAAGCGGCGTTGCAGATGAGTTCAATGATGCCGAACAGCAGAGTGAGCAGTTCAATTCGGCACTCAAGCGAAGCGAGAATACAGCAGATAACGCGCATAACAAGTTCTCAAAGCTTGGATCGTCACTTGGCAAAATCGGTGCCGGTCTTGGTGTCGGTGTTGCTGCAATTGGTGTTGCCGCTGTTGGCGTAATCGCAGGACTTGGGAAGATGTCACTTGCTGCAATAGAAAATGCTGACGAAATCCAAAAAACAGCTGATGTTTATGGGATGTCGGCAGAGAAGATCCAGGAGCTAACCTATGTCGGAACAAAACTAGATGTGGAGCTTGATACGATTACCAAAGCCCAGAGTAAATTGACCAAGAGCATGTACGCAGCTAAGGACCCAACCAAAGCGGGAGCCGATGCCTTTAATGAACTTGGGATTAAAGTAACGGACGGAAGCGGCAAACTCCGCGATTCTCAGGTAGTCATGGCAGAGGCATTCACTGCTTTAGGAAAAATGGGCAATGAAACGGAACGTAACGCACTTGCCATGAAACTCTTTGGTAAATCGGCAATGGAACTAAACCCATTAATCAAAGCAGGTGGGACAGAGATTTCAAAACTGACCGAAGAAGCCAGAAAGTCAGGGGCAGTCATTTCCGATGAAGCAGTGGGGGCGCTTGATCAGTTTGGAGACAGCTTTGAAGCCTTAAAACTGAGCGTTAAGGGAATTGGTAATGAACTTACCGTTGGTCTCTTGCCAGTACTTAACGGAATCGTGTCCTTTGCAAAAAGCATCTTGCCCGAGATTTCAGGAGCAATCAAGTCTGGTGACTTCACGAAACTTGGTAATGTCCTTGCTTCTGGGATCTCCACAGGTTTGTCCCAAGCGATGGCTATGATGAATAAGCTGATTCCAATGATTCTAAATATCGTAGGCGCAATTGGTAAGGTAATTCTAAAGAATCTGCCTATGATGATTGACTCTGCTGTCAGTATTGTTATGACACTAATTAAGGGAATCATCAAGGCACTGCCACAATTAACAAAGGGAGCTCTTCGACTTGTGCTGACACTGCTGGACGGAATTTTGGATAACTTGCCAGCACTCGTTAAGGGAGCGATAAAGATGGTAGTCACCTTAGCAAACGGCATCGGTAATGCACTGCCAAGACTTGTTCCAAAAATAGTTGACGCACTGATTCTAATCGTTGAAACCATTATCAATAACATGGACATGATTCTTGGTGCTGCACTAAAGATTATCATGGGTTTGGCAAAAGGATTAATTAAAGCACTGCCAAGATTAATCAATGCACTTCCGAAAATAATCGAGGGAATCATTAACTTTATTACAGATAACCTGCCTGAGATTATTGAGATGGGCATTAAGCTGGTCGTTGAACTGGCGGTCGGGCTTGTTAAGGCAATACCGCAGTTGGTTTCTAAGCTACCACAGATTATCGGAGCAATTGTATCAGGACTTGGCAAAGCAATTCTTGCTGTAACAAAAATCGGCTCAGACATTGTTTCAGGTATTTGGCAGGGAATTCAGGACATGGCACAGTGGATTACTGATAAGATAACAGACTTCTTTAGTGGAATTATCGACGGTGTAAAGGGACTACTTGGTATCAAATCCCCGTCAACTGTATTTGCAGATATCGGATCTAACATGGGTGAGGGTTTGGGTGTTGGTTTTCAAAAATCAATGGAGACAGTCAAGCAAAACATGAAAAAGGCGATTCCGACAAATTTCGACATATTGACTAGTTTAAATGGTGTAATGCCTGCTAATAGCTTTGCAGGAGCTTACGCTGCCTCGTCAACCTACAACCTGTACCAGACAAATAATAATGTAATATCTGATAAGGTTTCGGCCAATGCTTTCTCGAGCAGTTTAACGACGGGAACCATGCGTTTTTTGAAGGGGGCGTTCTAAACATGTTTGGGATTACATTTCGTGATATTCACTCCAGTGAACTTGGTGCATATTGGCAGACAACCTCAAGGCCAATTCTACCACAACCTAAACTCTATATTGAAAGTGCTCCCTCTATAGATGGGAGCTTTGATTTATCCGCCTTTAACGCTGACGGTCGAGTTCATTATGAAGACAGACTTCATGAAGGGATCCTAAGCGTTGTCGGGCTTGATACGACGGACAAGAATTCAAAACTTTCCAAAGTTGCAGCATGGCTTCAGGGCGATTATTCGTACCTAGTATATGACGAAATGCCCTACACAGCATGGTTTGCAAGAGTAGAGAACATTGGACTTGTCTTAGGCGAACTACTACGGGTAGGAAGGGCCACAGTGTACTTTCGAACTAAGCCGTTTTCAACTAGAAAAGAGGTGCTTCTTGGTGATGCACTTCTTTTATCAAGCGAGAACTACATCGGTGGAGCATATATCTTGGGGCAAGCAAGTTACCTTGGAGATTTCGCTTACAACCACACGCTCGACGACGGACATTTCTATTCCAAGCCATTATTTTTACTAAAGCCTAACTGGAGCGTCGACGATTACACGATTACTTTATCAGCAAGTGGTCAGGAACCAAAGGTGTTTACATTGAATGTACCATCACCGCAGGCGTGGGTAATGGTTGATTTCAATATACTCAGTATTACATCAGAAACGGGTGATAATTTGTTAGGAAACTCAAACGCAGCATTCTTTGAAATTCCACCAGGAAACTTTGAGATTAGCATTTCAAGTTCGAACTCATCAGATATCGAGATGTATCTGAATCTGCAATACATATACGAGGTACCGCTATGATAAATATAATTGATTCTCAAAACCAAATATTCATTCCGTCCGCTTCAAACATCAAGATCACAGCAGAAATCAATGCCGAGTACCGGCTATCGTTCAATGTTTCAAAGACAGACGGTGCGTGGGACTTGTTATGTAAAGGGCGCTTGCTTGAATGCGACAATCAACTTTTTCGGGTTTATTCTACTACAGAAGAAAATTCTGGGCTCATTACAAAGAGCGTGGAGTGTGTGCATGTCATTACGGATGCTACATTAACACACCTGGTGGAGTTTCCTGTTCTTAGTATGGGTTATACATACTTGGAGGATATAAGCCCACACGACTTAATGGTCAAGGCATTTAATGGGACACCATTTCGAGTCATGGATCCAGGCGAAGCAGACTGGATTACAACAACCACAGACTTTTATCCGATTAACAAAACAAACCCACTCGAAGTGGTTCAAAAGTTGATTGAGCAACTTGGTGAAGGTGAGCTTCTGTTAAGCGGTTACGACATTGCACTGGTTAGATCACTTGGGAGGGATACTGGATTAGTCTTTGATATGCGAACGAACCTGAAATCAATTTCAAAACAAACTGATATCGATAGCGTGATCACAAAGCTCTACGGTTATGGCAAGGATTCACTTGTGACAGCGGACGGTTTTGTATTAAGTCCTAATATTAATGACTATGACCTTCCCAGAGAATCGTCAATGGAGTTTGATTGGATTACAAACCAATCAAGGCTTGAGGCGGCAATGAACTATATGTTCTCAAGTGATAACCCGAACAGGATTGATGTTCCAATGGTATCCTATAAGATCAGTTTTATTGATTTGACGAAGGCTGGGTATCCAAATTATAAGCTTAGTCTAGGCGATACAATCAATCTTTCAGATTCTGTGCTTGGTATTAATGAGGCACAGCGTATTAAGCGGTATGAGTATTATCCGTTCTCGCCAGAAAACTCGAGTGTGGAGCTTGGCAGTCCAAGGAGGACTTTATTGGATTATATTAAAAAAGCAACGACGGGAGGAAGTATAAATGGCATATGACAATAATTTCAGTGGCGCAACAAAATTAAATGAATGGTGGCAAAAGGTAAAGGCGAATTTTGACTTCTTAAAGACAAAGGCAGACACGTGTGATACATTTCAAGAATTTAATAACAACTACCTTTTGCCGGATAAAGAATTTGTAAGAGTAGCGAGTAGTTCAAGTGTTTCACTTCTAACACCTTCAAATGGTTCTTTGCCAACAATAGATGGAGTTCAAGTGAATGGTTATGACAGAGTACTGGTGAAGGATCAGATAGACCAAAGACAAAATGGCATCTATATTGTAAACCCTGCTTCATCAGGGGTGTGGTTGCGAGCAGAGGACGCAAGTCTAAGTGCCTACGTGAAGGTTGGAATGCGAGTCTTTGTAAAAGAGGGCACCACAAACGCACAGAGGTTTTTTGTACTATCTAATGCATCGGATAACCCTATTTATTTGGGAAGTTCTAGCCTGGTATTTATGCCGGAAGCATTAAAAGCAAGATCAATTAAGTGTGGCTCACATTTATTTCCTACAGTAAACCACTCTACTACATATACATATGCAGTTTCATTTGGTCTGGGTAACACATTTCTAACAACCCCATCGCCTGTTTGTAATGTGCAGACGTTGTCACCGGACAACTTTGCACTTTCTGTGGAATCAATTTCAACGACAGGGTTTACTATTAGGCTAAAAAACGTTCACGTTTCAAGCGATTACACTAATGTTGTAGTGTTCTGGATTGCGGCAGGGGACATTTAAAGGAGAGTGGCAAATTATGAGAGTCATTAATATAACCCTTGGCGACGAGGGTGCTTTTGTGAGCCCAAAAACCGTGGGGCGTGTGGGAGAGAATCTCTCAACCAAATTAGAGTTTAGCCTGCCGCCATCCTTCATGGGATATCAGTACTATTTAACTTTCAAGCCTGAAGGACAAGATCCCATTCACACCGACACCTTAGAGGAAGAAGACGGAATTGTTTCATATGAATTGGAACATTTTCTGCTGGTGAAAGGTGTGTTGCAGATTGAACTTTCGGCATTTGAAGATGACAAAGTGCTAAAGAGTGCAATTATCTGCCTTGAGGTACCCGAAGGCCTTGATGTCGGGGGCGAGTTTCCAAGCGATCCGTACACACCAGCTTGGTATGTAAAGGTATTTGATGAAGCCGAGCGTGCCAAGGATGAAGCAGACAAAGCAGAAAATAGCGCCATAGTAGCAGCGACAGCTAAGGACGCTGCTGAAACTGCAAGAACAGAGGCCCAGAGTGCACTTCAAACTTTGGAAGAGGGTATTGAAAACGGAGATTTCAAAGGCGATCCAGGAGAAAAAGGCGACCCAGGTGAAAAGGGTGATCCGGGCGAGAAGGGAGACCCAGGGGACAAAGGCGATCCAGGAGAGAATGCGACTAAAACGGATATTGCAACTGGATCATCAAATGGATTGATGTCATTCACGGATAAAATATACCTAGATGGACTGCCATCATCATTCAATTCTAAAATAGATAAAAACAACTTGATTGCTACCGTTGATATTGCTGTACCTTTTTCTGCGGGAACAAGTAAAACAATAACACTTCCAGCTTCTGGTTCAACAGTTACTTGTACTAACCACGGTTTTGTTAATTATCAACTGGTTAGATTCTCTGGCACACTTCCTACGGGGATTGCTGCAAATACAGATTATTGGCTGAAGTTGGTTACAGTTGATAGCTTTTCGATAGTGAGCAATCTTTCCAGTATTACGCTTGTGACATTTTTGTCTGCTGCAACCATTACTACGACAATTCATTTGCCGACATCCACGTCAATAACAATAAATAATTTTCTAATCCCAGGCGATTGTAACAGGTTTAGCATGCTGGTTTTTGGAGAGTGGGTCAGAAATTTAGGGCAAACCTCTAATGTTTTTCCGGCCCTGCAATTCAATGGTATAACTGCAACCGGTATATACTCAGCTGCAAGTTTGAGCGGAACGACTTATGACGTTTTTTCATCTTCGCAACGAATGTGTCAGATGTTTACCACAGCTTCTAATGATTCGGTTAAAGGTTTCTATACCGTAGTTTTTACAAGAATGAACTCAGGGATATGGACTTCTTTCGCACATTATGTAGCGGGAAGATACAGTGCAGGTGTTTTAGTCGGGGGAGTTGGGGATGTTTTGTCGGGTGGGATGAGCAGCAGTTCTTTTGAAACAATAACTAGCGTAACTTTTACGTTTACTAATTCTCCGTTTAGAAACGGAACAATTACGATCAGGAGGGATTAAGATGTTCGATATTTTATTTGATGTGATTGAAAACACAACAACAATAAGGGAAATTGACTTTGTGGAAATGAAGAAACTCGCAAATGACGTTCAGGTTGAGATTGAAATATTGCTTTCTGATAGTGACTGGACTCAACTCGTGGATGCGCCAATTACTTATACCAAAAAGCTGGAGTGGCGTGAGTACCGGCAAGCGTTACGTGATTTACTCGCCAGTTCAGCTTTTCCAGATGTGGAATTGCCAGAGAAACCAGAATAGATACTATCGAATAATGTCGAAAAATGAGAGGAGAAGTGGGAGATATGGAGATTGATCACAAGTGTATTCAGGAGGAGCGAATTCGGGCCTTGGAGACGGGAACCGCAGAAACGCGTGTGTACGTGAAACTGATTCGCGAGGACCTTGCTGAAATCAAAGATTCGCTAAAGGAAATCAGAGGTTCACCAGAGCAGCAGGAGCAGGTTCAAAAGCGCTGGCAGAGCGTGGTCATGGAGTTACTAAAGTTACTAGGCGTATGCCTGGCAATATTCGCATCAATATTTGGTGCAATAAAATTATTTGGAGGATGAGTATTATGAAGAAAGGTATTTACATTAGTCCGTCGACACAGGAGCACAACGTTGGCGCAGGAAGTTACGGCACGGAAGAAAAAAGAATGAACGAGATTGCGGATGTGGTTGAGATTACTCTCAAAAAGCATGGACAACTTACTTTCAGGAACAAGCCAAGTTTTACACTGACCGAAGTGGTGCATGATTCAAATGCGAAGAACCCAAAGGTTCACATCGCAATCCACTCCAACGCCGGTGGCGGGGGAAAGGCACGCGGCTGTGAGGTCTACTGCCATAAGTTTGGCACAGCGGGTGAGAGATTGGCAAAGAGCATTTACTCAAATTTGAGTGCAATCACGCCGAGTGCCGACAGGGGAGTTAAGGAAGGCCAGAATTACTTTGGAAAAGGCAAGCCACTTTATGAGACTGCGAAGACCACAGCCGTCGCTGTATTAATCGAAGTAGCATTCCATGATTCGCCTGAGGATGCAAAGTGGATTGTAGGAAACATCAAACCAATCGGTCTGGCAATTGCTAAAGGCATCTTGTCATACCTGAAAGTGAAATAGGAGGAATTTGTTATGGGACAATCGAGATATAGAAGCAAGGTGGCATGGGTTGCGGTTTCCGCGCTCGTGCTTTTTTTACTCAAGAACTACGGATTGCTGGGCGGTGTTGGCTTGACTGAAGGAGCATACGATACTTTCGTAAATCTGCTCTTTGGGGTCTTGACCACATTTGGGATCTTTAACGATCCAACAAACAAGAACGGGTTTTGAGTTGAGCAGTTAGGTTAGGAGCACCCTCTGTAAATTTACCTTTGCAGGGGGTGTTTTAATTTGGAGGACACAGTTATGAAAGAGGAAATAAAACAAAAAATAATAGATTCAAGACTTGCGGGCAAGAGTTATTCAACTATCGCCAAAGCACTTATGTTATCTGAGAACACGATCAAGTCGGTTTGCAGAAGAAATATCAGTGCTGCTACAAAAAAAGAGGTAATTTTATTTTGCAAAACCTGTGGAGCGTCACTTCAAATAGGCTTGCCCGGTAAACCAAAAAAGTTCTGTAGTGAGTCTTGCCGACGTGACTGGTGGAAGATGCATGATAAACAAATAGCAAGGAAAGCTTTCTATAATATAAATTGCGAATTCTGCCACAAAGAGTTTTCAAGCTATGGAAACAATCAACGCAAGTTTTGCTCACACGAATGCTACATTAATAAAAAGTTAGAGAGGAGTTGCGATAAAAATGACGAAAGTACAATTTGAAAGCGAAAAATCGTATAGATTGGCCCTAACGATTGTCAAATCTATGCTTAATAATAATTTGATTTCTGAGAGGGATTTTAAGAAAATCGACTCAATGTTAATTTCAAAATATCAGCCTATAATAGGCGGTTTAAGGGTGTAATTGACTTGCTAATTAGCCCCGAAAGAGTGATTAATGGTGTAGTAGAGAAAGGGGCTGATTCAGGTGCGACAGGTAACAAAAAGGGAGCAGGGACTCTTCAAACTTCCTACTAAAAAACGGGTAGCCGCATACTGTAGAGTATCACTTGAGAAAGAATCAATGTTGCACTCTTTATCTGCTCAAGTTAGTTACTACAGCGAGTTCATTCAAAATCAGAGAGGTTGGCAGTATGTTGGCGTTTATGCCGATGACGGTATAACTGGAACATCAAGCAAGCGACCCGAGTTTTTGAGATTACTTGCTGACGCACGGCAGGGCAAAATTGATATGATAATCACCAAATCGATTTCCAGATGGGCCAGGAACACCGTCACAATGCTTGAGGCAGTTCGAGAACTAAAAGAAAAAAATGTGGATGTATACTTTGAAAGAGAAAACATTCACTCCATGAGCGGGGATGGAGAGCTAATGCTTACGATTCTCGCATCGTTCGCACAGGAGGAAAGTCGATCAGTCAGTGAAAACTGTAAGTGGAGAATTCGAAACAAGTACAAGGACGGAATACCAAACACCTTCTCCGTTTATGGCTACAAAGTGAATAAAGGGAATTTAGAAATAAATGAGTCTGAAGCGAAAGTTATCGGGCTCATTTATTTATTATTCCTAAAGGGGCTTGGCAGACTGGCGATTGCAAAGAAACTAAATGATGAGGGGTATCGAACACGAAACAACAAACTGTGGGATAGCCCCAAGGTAAAAGAAATCCTGCTAAATGAAAAATATGCAGGGGATCTGCTCATGCAAAAGCATTATGTTGAAAACCACTTAACGAAGAAAACTGTGAAGAACAGTGGTCAACTGCCAATGTATATTATTGAAAATAACCATGCTCCAATAATTGAGCGCGATACATTCGATCTGGTACAGCAAGAGTTTGCTACCCGTAGCAAGAATTATAAAAGAAGTGAATCAATGCCTTATCCTTTCACAGGGAGAATCAAGTGCGGTAATTGTGGTGCCAACTATCAAAGGAAAATTAATAATGCCGGGACTAAGTATCAAAAGGCAGTCTGGATTTGTCCAGTGTACAACCTTCAAGGTAAGAGCAAGTGCCAGTCAAAACAAATCCCTGAAAACATATTGGAGGATTTGGTTTGTGAAGTGCTTGGCCTGCCAAACCTCGATAAAATGATGTTTTGTCAGAAGATAAAAGAAATCCGAGTTGAAGGTAGTAATATGCTAAACATTATTTTTAATGACAATTCATCTTTTCTTCGAGAATGGAAATACCAATCAAAAAGCAAAAGTTGGGGCGAGGAAGCTCGCAAAGCGGCTCGGGACAGAGGGAAAAGACAAGCGAAAGGGGCAAGTTAAAATGACAAGCGAAAGAAACGTACGAAGGATTGAACCAAAACCGATTCAATTTAGCAATCAAGCTACGGCAAGAAATCCACTTCGGAGAGTGGCTGCTTATGCCAGAGTTTCAACTGATAACGAAGAGCAGTTATCAAGTTTTGATGCTCAAAGGGATTATTACTTAAGGCAAATCCAAGCGAACCCGTTGTGGCAGTTAGTAGGAATTTACACAGACGAAGGAATCTCCGCCACTAGCACCAAGAATCGGGACGGGTTTAACAAAATGGTTGCAGATGCGCTAAACGGTGAAATTGACTTAATAGTTACCAAATCGGTCAGTAGACTGGCGCGAAACACCATAGACTCACTTACCATCGTCCGACAATTAAAAGAGCGGGGAATAGAGATTTACTTCGAGAAGGAAAACATTTACACGCTTGATAGTAAGGGAGAACTTCTAATAACAATTATGAGTTCCTTGGCACAAGAAGAATCGCGCTCAATATCTGAGAACGTCACTTGGGGTCAAAGAAAAAGGTTTGCTGACGGGAAGGTTAATATGCCATATAAGAGGTTCCTTGGCTATGAGAAGGGCGAAAACGGGATGCCTAAGGTTGTGGAAGCCCAAGCCAAAATTATCAGAAAGATTTTCAAACTCTATCTCGAAGGACAAACGGTCTCTGGGATAGCAAGGATGCTCACGGAAGAAAAGGATCCCACACCATCAGAAGGACTCATCTGGTCACCAAGCACAATTCATAGTATCCTGCAAAACGAAAAGTACAAGGGAGATGCGATACTCCAAAAGAGTTTTACCGTCGACTTCCTGACTAAGAAAACGAAACTCAATGAGGGCGAGGTGCCACAGTATTTCGTTCAAAACTCTCACCCAGCGATTGTCGCTCCCGAGGTCTTTGACCTTGTGCAAGTTGAGATAAAGAAACGCAAGGAATTCAAAGGCTACAAAACAGCCAGCTTTGCCATGTCGGGCAAAATAGTCTGTGGCGAGTGCGGTTCGTTTTACGGCAGCAAGGTTTGGCACTCCAACAGCAAATACAAACGCACCATCTGGCAGTGTAACAGCAAGTTCAAAAACGATAAGAAATGTAGTACACGCCACTTAGACGAGGAAAAGATAAAGTCGGCGTTCGTTGAAGCCTTTAACAGTTTGTATAACAATAAGGAAGAAATACTTGAGGGCTATGAGGAGATTTTGAGCGTTTTGACGGATACGTCTGCATTGGGGAAAGAGGAAAAACGGCTGCTCAAAGAGCGGGATGTGGTGCTAGAACAACTGAGAGATTGCGTAGATGAAAACGCTAAAACGGCAATTGATCAAGCGGAGTATCAGAAGAAATACAGCGCATTGGCCAAAAAGCATGAAAACATAGGGATGCAGATTCTAGAAATCGAGAATAAAAAACTGGCGCACACGGCGAAGCGAGAAAGCATTAAGGTTTTTTTGGAGGAGATTAGGCAGCGGGAAGGGCTACTGGTGGAGTTTGACGAGGACTTGTGGAATGCGGTGGTTGAGCGGGTTGTGGTTGCAAACGGGAATTTGGTAAGGTTTGAGTTCAAGGATGGAATGGAAGTTGAGTGGAAGATTTGAGGGAATGGGGATGAAGGCCTGCGGAGTTGACATGATGGCTGGCTTTGTGGGTCTTTTTTATTTTTAACTGCAGTAATTTTAAACTTTAGGTTGGATTAGGACAGAAAAAGGTTATGTACAAAATGAAACAAAAACAAAGCATATTTTTCAATGAAGGATTTCATAAAAAAGTGTCGAACTGTAAAAAAATAAGGTATAATAGTTTTGAAAAAATATCATAGTTGATTCTGCAAATTCAGATGGAATGGTAAGGGCAACAAAAAGGGCATAGCATATATTAGGAGGGCGTTCAAATGAACAAAAGACTTATTTGCATTATTCTAACACTAGCAATGGTAATTACACTGATTAAAGTAACACCTGCAACTACAGTCAAGGCAGAAGCCACTATCAACATCGGTGACTACATCCAAATGGGCAAGTATTATGATGAACCAATCCTATGGCGCTGTGTAGATATTGATGAGAATGGACCTTTGATGTTGTCGGATCGAATTTTATGCATTAAGCCTTTTGATGCAGCAGGTGATCATAAATACTTGGATGACACAACACAAGCTGATACTTATGGAGAACGTCAAGCTTGGGGCTCCAACCTCTGGGAAACCTCTAACATGCGCAGTTGGCTCAACTCAACCGCCTCAGCAGGCAATGTGACTTGGCTAGACGGCTGCCCTCCAGCACAAGATAAGGTATTTATAGGATATAATGACTATGCCAATGAAAAAGGCTTCTTAACCGATGGAAACTTCACGTCAAGCGAAAGAAATGCAATCAAAACAGTTACACAAAAATCAATCTTAAATGAGATAGATGTCTCAAAACTCTCTCAAGGTGGTACGGCAATACATCATAGGGATGCCGATATTTCTTATGTTGTAGGAAACTATGATACCGCCTATTATCAAAATGTCACTGACAAGATGTTCCTACTTGATGTGAAGCAACTCAATAAGGTTTATCAAAACAGTACTACCCTTGGCACTAATTACTATAAAGGCAAACTAACCCAAAAAGCGGTTGATAACAGTGAATATAAGGACTCAGAAATGAACACTAGTAATTATTGGCATAATTGGACGCGCACTCCTTGCGCGAATTCCTACGCCCCTAGCACTGTCCGTCTTGTCCACACTGACGGCTATGTCAACTACAGCGATGCCCACTTCTGCACTCTTGGTGCACGACCCGCTTTCTATTTAAATCTTCAATCTTCAATCTTTAAATCTGGAAATGGTCTTGTAGGTTCACCATATTCTTTAGATGCAATAGTAACTAGCGTGAAAATGAGCAAGTCTACTGTTTCTCTTAAAGTTCTACAAACTGTCCAACTAACTGCTTCAATACTTCCATCAAATACTTTTAATAAATCAGTCAAGTGGACTTCAAGCAGCACTAAAGTTGCCACAGTTTCATCAACAGGGAAAGTAACTGCAAAAGCGCCAGGCGCAGCTACCATAACGGTTACAACTGTTAGCGGTGCCAAAACTGCAACCTGCAAAGTCACAGTCACTCAGCCAGTCATCTCTGTAAAACTCAATAAAACTACCCTCTCACTCCTAAAAGGTAAAACTACCAAACTCATTCCAACCATCAACCCATCAAACGCCAGCAACAAGAAAGTGACATGGAAATCAAGCAATAAGTCTATTGCCACAGTTAGCTCAACTGGAACGGTTAAGGGGATCAAGAAGGGTACTGCATATATTTATGTATACTCGGTTGATGGGAAGAAGAGTGCTAAGTGTAAGGTGGTTGTGAAATAGTTAAACAAAAGCCGAGTTTTGCGTCTTTTAAACGTAGATTTTTGGGCTAAAAGGATGCGAAAGTAGTTTGAAAAAACCGCTTGAATGAACATTTTGTAACCAAGGTAATCTTATAAAAAACAGTCCATAAAAGCCGATGAAGACCAGCAATGCACTCAGAGTGAAATTGAGGAGGAAGATGAATTGTTTGAGTATCAGAAGAAACTTCATAAAGTATATCAAGGTGATGTGTGGGATATTCTTTGTGAAGCCGACAAAGAGTTCATCCCGCCTTTATCAGAAAGAAACAATACCACGCTGCAAACATTTTCTAAGCAGAAAGCCAATAATAGAAAACCTGTTCAGTATTATAAGCAAATGCTTAAGCAAGAATTTATACTGGCAATAGAAGGGAAAAAGACCATTGGGTTTTTAACATTTATTCCAGACTATCTTCTCCAAGTTAACGGCAAAGAATTCAAGTGCGATTATATTACAACAATAGTGGTATCGACAGATTTCCGAGGTCGCGAAATTGCAAGGGAAATGTATCATGCACTTTTTGATAACAGAAGAGGCAAGAATTTTGCAACAAGAACTTGGTCTACCAATTATACTCATCTTCATCTTCTAGATAGAATGGAGTTTAAGCGAATCGCTTTTCTTCCAAATGATAGAGTAGAAGGTATTGACACGGTGTATTATTTTAAGGTGGGTATTGAAGATGCATAAAAAATTAAATATGCGAGAGAAAATCAAGGCATATAAACTTGAGACACAAGTATATGTAACAATAATAATGCTTGTGATATTTATACTATCATTGATAGCGTATCAGATTTCCGCATTAAGAGAAAATAATATTATTTCAAATATATTGATAGCTTTTTTCACATCTTTATTCGTAACAATATTTACCTTGATTGCGGATATTATAGTGAGGTATCATAATCATAAAAACGACAAATTTCTTGAGGACATTCATTTATTTGGAATTCAAAATTTGCACCTTAACAAGACAGAAGCCTTGAGGTCGCTTCTATTAGAGTGTAAAAATGTGATTTGGATTTCGGGGTATCGCTTGATTTTAACATGTGAACTAAAAAAAGAAATTTACGATTCTATAATAAGGGGTGCAGATATTAAAGCGGTAATATGTCCTCCTTGGTCAGAGGCTTTTAAGATGGTATATGGAAGCAATGAAAAAGTGGCAGATAACTATCTTAAGGTTTTTTCGGTCATAAATAATGCTCGTAAAGTAATCGATAAAAGTGAAAATCAAATCGAAATATCATTTGTTGACAAACCAATATTTAGTGATACATATCGCGTAGACGAAGACTTAATCACAGGACCATACATGCATAATCTGGATTCAGAGTTTCGCATACTTATGGCAAAAGATTTTTTTTCGTATAATATAACACCTAAAAGTAAACTATATGAAATTGTTGATACTGAATATAAAACACTCTGTTCTCAGGCGACATTAAAACTGAATTGGGAGAATTTTGAAATAGCATATAACGAAATCGAATCTGGTGATAAATGTGAATCTGAGAAAATAGAGGCTCTTCGTAGTGCGTGCGAAGAAGTCGGAGTTTAAAGTTCAGAAAATATTTAATTAAACAAAACAACCAAGAAAGGTAGTTGTTATATAACGGTAGTAACGGTTGATGGGAAGAAGAGTGCGAAGTGTAAAGTTATTGTGAAGTAGGATTAATCAGGAGGAATGATAATGAAGAGAATTTTTGGTTTGATTTTGATTTTTTGTTTAATACTTAGCTTTGTTGGAACAGTTCCGACTACTGCGGCGACTGCTTTGACAATGAAAACAATCAGTCCAGTGAATAACGCTAAGAATGTTAAGAGTGAAAGAGATGTAATAAACAAATTAATTAAAACTCAAACAGATAAAGATTCATATGCAAAATCTACGTATACTCAAATAAATAATTTAATATTATTTGCTAATGATAGAACTATTAGTAATTTTGATTTAACAGATAATTTAGTTAAACCTTTAGCAAGTATTATAGAAGTAAATTGTGACAAACTTGATGTCAGAATTAGTGATGATAAGTACTATTCGGTTCCCACAGTTATAGTACCAATTGAAAAGATATTTGCTAATCCAAAAGAACGAGCATTGGTTAAAAAGTTTTGGGATGAGCAAAATATTTTAAGAACTATGGCAGCACAAAAGAAAACTAGAGCACAAATAAAACCAACATTATTAGCAACGTACAAAAAGCAATGTAGTGCAGTTATCAATAATGAAGAAATAGTAACAACAGCCGGAACATTTAATTTTGAAGAAGCTAATGATATGGCTAAATTTACTGTGATAAAAATCATAAAACTTAATGAATATTATATAC